TTGTGCTTTATTTATAGGTTTTGCTACTGCTTTTACTACATTATCTATCTTATCAAAAGCACTTACTGCTTTATCAAAACTAGATTTAAACTCATTAATCATTTTAGATAATTCTTTAACAGATGCTAACTCAACCTTCTCAGTCTTAAGTTCAGTTTTGTTTTCTCTTATTAGCTCGTTTAAAGCACTTAGTATTTGTTCTGTAGTTGGTTGTTTCTTATTCATTTGTTCAAATTTATTAGTAAAGTAGCCTTCAATTGAAAGACCTTTTAATTCTCCTTCTTTGATTTTATTCCAAAGCTCGTCATTCTCTATCTTCATTTTTACAAACCAAGTGCCATTCGGTAAGTCGTAACCGTATAACTTAGACTTATCTTGGTCACCTTCCTTAATCCAACTTTCAACCGTTAGAACACCTGAAACTCTGTCTTGATGTTGATAGGTTGCTTTATGGTGATTGTTATGTTTCAAGTATAATTCAGATGCTTTTCTAACTGTATCAGGACTAAAGTAAACATAATAATCTGAGTCTGTATTAGGGTCGTGTCTGAATATTTGCTTATTAGGAATAAGTGCAGGACTTATTAACATTCTTTTCTCCTCATCTACCTTAGCGAAAGTCAAGTTGTTCTTTTCTTTTCCAAAAAATACAAAGTCTTGTTCTATTGCAGGTGAAGTTACTAAACTGATAGCGTCAATAGCTAGTTCTTGACTATCGTCTGCAATTACTAATTCTACTATTTTAGTTGGTGTCATATTATATGTCTTTTGCTTGTCGCCTTGCATTTTCTATGTCAGTAATATTATCTTCTAAATCTACTGCAATTTCGTTTAATTGTTTAGCAACAGTAATATCAGTAACATTAACACCTAATTCATTTGCTTGTTTTTCTATTTTATCAAATATAGAATTAGCTTGTTTTTGTATTGCTTCTGCATTTTGTGTTAAATTTTTTGTATCGCTTAAAAAGTCCTGTATTCTGTTGTAGATTTTCTCATAATCGCTTTCTAACTTTTGAAAAGGTTTATAAGCTGATACCATTTTCTTTTGTATCGCCTTACCTTCTTTAACTACTGCTTTTGCATCCCCTGTTAAACTTAACTCAACTCTTTCAACTTTACTCAAGTTAATTTCTTTAAATTCTTTCAATTCTTTTTCGTATTGCTCGTAAGTCTTTCCTAATGGTGTTGGCTTGTTCATAGTATTTATTTAAGATTGTAATTAAGGTTCTGTTATATAATAGATATATAGTTAATATATTTGATTTTAAATTGTAGCTCTTCTTCTAATGTTTGCTAATTGGTTTTGACTGTTTGTCATTTCATCTGTAACTACATAAGCACGAGTTGGTTCAGGTTCTACTCCTCCACTTAATTCAAAAGCTCCTGACATCATTTGAGGTGCAGGTGGTGCTGCTGCTGCTGCTGCTGCTCCTCCTCCTCCTCCTCCTCCTCCTGCCGCTCCTATTTTAGCTAATTGTACAGCTGAAAACGCTCCTGCTAATCCTGCTTGTATAAACCCATAAGCACCTCCTGTTGCTGCCATCATTGGTACATTTGCCGAACCTGACTTGAAGGCTTCTTGAACACTCTGTATTCCTGAAATAGTAGTCTGAGCAATAGCTGCTGCTTTTCCTATAGCACTTGATTCTCCTGCTATTTCTGTAATTAAACTTAGACCTTTCTGTGCCATTGCTACCTTTTGGTCTTTAACTAATTTATCTAAAGCTTCTTCTTCGTCTGCTGCTGTTTTTTTTATGGCTGTTTGTTCTTTTGTGTATTGAGCTGTAATATCTGTGATGTCCATTCCTGCTTTCCTTGCCATCTCTACTTTTAAATCGTATGCGTCCTGAAGCTCTTGTAGTTCTAGTTCCATTCCTGCAAGTCCTTCAGCTCTTATTTCCTTTTGACTTTCTAGTAATTCTTTATTCAAAGAAACTTCATTAGTTAATTGTTCACTTCTGAAACCTGCTACCTGAGCTTCTACTCCTGCTCTATCATTTAAAGTTTGTTGATAAGCAACTTGTAAATCTATATTATCTTTATTTGCGTCCAATTCTAATTTAGCAGAAGCAACTCTTGTGTCTGCTAACTTCATCATATCAACTTCTTGCTTATCAAGTATGTCTCCTAACTCCTTATTTGCAGCTATTCTTTCAGCAAAAGTCTTAGTCTCATCATCTCTTATTTGTCTTTGTGTTTCTGAAAGTAAATCGTTCTTTTCTATTAATCCTTGTATTTGTGCTTCTGCTAATTTAGAACTGTTCTGTGCAGCAGTTGTAGCTTTTGCTTGTTCATAGTTTGCCTTAACACTTATTTTAGAAATACCATCTATTGCCATTTCACCAATAGCTCCTATCTCACCAATAGCATCACCTAAATTGTTCCAAACTTGTTTCCCCGCTTCAAGAGAAGCTACTGTAACCTCTTTAATATCATTTGCTGTTTCCTTAATACTAACTCTTAATTCAGCAATTTTCCCTGCATCACCTCCACCTAAAAAGCTATCCTCCCAAGCTAACATAGCAGATTGAACTCCTAGCTTAATAGCATAAAAAGTTAATTTCAAAGGAGTTAAGGCAACTGTTATTAACCCTCCTATTACTTTCGTCAGTCCATCAAATCTGTCTGAAGATTTTGTAACCCAATTATATACATCAACAAGTACATCTGCTACTTGATTAAAAGTTGTAGATACAGTAGTCATTACTGTATTAACAGCGTTCATTACTTTTTGGTTTCTCCCTAAAGCTTCTTGCAACGCTACAAACAACGCTATAACCAATCCAATTCCTGCTGCTTTTAAAGCCATTCCTACCCCTTTAATTGCAGTACCCATTCCTTTAAAACCTTTTGACGCTTTCTTAGTTGCTCCATCAAGTTTTTCAGTATCTTTTGCAACCTTCCCTATATCTGACTTTACATTTAGTACAATTTCTTCCTTTTGTGCCATATCTTTATTTTTTAAAGTGCTACTCCTGTTTTAATTTGTGTTAATATCATATCGCTACACCATTCTATTGTTACATCTGTTGCTCCTTTTACATTTACTTTAAGCTGTCCCCCTGTAGTTAAAGAAACAGTAGGCGCCCAACCTGTTACTGTTCCTGAATTTTTAATGGCATCTCGTTCTCTTGTTATACTTACAGTTCCTGATTTATTTATCACAACACCTCTTTCAACCCAACTTGCAAAATCACCTGAAGATCCTGTACCTGTTCCACCTACTCTTACTGCTATAATATTAGCGTGAAAATACATTACTGTGTTCTCAGGGATTGTAAAATAACTATCTGTAGTATTATTCAAATAACTAGACTTCACAACTCCCTGTGTTGTTTGAAGCCCGAACATTAAATGCATAGATTGTCTTTCACCTAAATTATCTGTAGGAGCATTTCCCCCTAAGACTATTGAGTTATCTGCTGTAGCATCTCCTAAAGTACCATAAACAAAAGCATTGTTTACACTATTAGCTATTTCGTTTTGATTTCCTACTATAATGTTGTTTCTTGATAAACCTCTTATTGTATTGTTTTCTCCTATTACTGAAGTATTGTCTGTTCCTAATTCAAATGTGTTCCCATTTCCCTTTGCAGTATTGTTTACATTACTTCTATCTATTCCAATTGTAAAAGACTGCGCTCTACAAACTCCTTCAGCTCTATCGTAAGTATATCCATAAGCTTCACATTGTAGTTGGTTAGGAGTTATATTAGAAGCACTACCATCAGTAAATGTTACTATTCCTAAACCGTCTATTTCATAAGGAGCTAAGTCAAAGCCCTTTCTAAATGGTATTGTTGTTAGTTTGCTCATTATGGTATAAGTATAAATTCAACTTTTGCTAAGTCGTGTGGTTTATAATCTATTTTATTTACTCTATATTCTCTGTTCTTTATCATTACAGTATCAAAGAAATTGAATGAGTTTATGTCAGCAGGACTTAAATTTACTTTTAAAGTCATTATTCTTGTATCTGCATTATATAGCTCATAATAATAAGGAGACCAATATGTATTAAAAAGATTATTCATAGCTGTATTTCCAAGTCCTGTCATATATTGACATTCCCCAAAGTGGAAATCTGCTGTTGAAGCTGAAACACTTGGAACTTCTGTTAAGTGACTAAATTGTAAAAAAGTATCTTCTGCTGCATTACCCGTATCACCATTTTGTGCAGGAATTTCATAAGTACAACTTGAAAGCGTTTTTATTCCATTATCATACATTATTCTAGGTGCGTTTTCAAAACCTTCAGTTGTTTGGTCATCACCATTATAAGAGTAGATAGCAGGAGTAATTAAATCAGGGTACTGTGTCATTAAAGCTTTAGGAACTGTTGCTGCAAAAGGTTCTGCTACAATTTCCTCCTCCCCTGTTAATACTGTAAACCCTGAAGCGTCAAACTCTTTACTTCCGTATAAATGACCACCAACTAAAGTTTTGTAATTATTAAAAGCGTAGTCATCATCATCATCAACAAACTTAAAAATTGTTTCTTTCTTTAAGTCTGTAAGAGGTTTAAGTTTAATATCTGCAATATCTATCTTATCTGTCCAATCGTGAGCAATACCCCTAGAAGCTAAACTTAAATCTGAAGTTGTACCACTTGCTGTAGTATTAATAAAAACATCTGAATAAGGTTCTAACAAAATATTGTTAGGGTTATCTTTGTCAGGAATTGAAACTAAATTGAACATAGTCATAATTCCTTTTAGAAAATCCCATTGTTTTAATTCCCCTCGTAAGCTTTGAAATATTGCATTTTTAAGAACTCCCTGCATATTTAAAGACATAAAAGTTAATACAGGGTTAAAAGCACCTACTACATTAACTGAATAAGTGTTTAATATAGCAGTACCTGCGTCACTACCTTGCCATTGTAATTCTAAAGTATCTCCTGCGTTCATTACTTGCGTCTGCTGACCACTATTATATACATTTGAACCAATCGTTTGAGGTACTCCGTTTATTTCTATATCAGCAGAAGCCCAATATCCACTTCCTTGATTAGTAATTGTAATTGATGAAATTGCTGTACCTGTCATATTTACTGTACACGCAAACCCTGAACCACTCCCATTAATTGTAACTGTAGGAGCTGATGTATAATATCCACCCTCAATTACAGACATTCCAAAAATTTGTCCGTATGGAAAGGGTGTAATACTTGCATTCAATACAGCACTTCCTGTCGCAGTCTGTGATTGATAAGCCATAGGTACAGGAGTACCACCTAAAGGAGTGTACAACCATCTAAATTCTAATGTTGAATTCTCTGAAGAAAATGTTTTAATCTGACCTGAAAATTCACAGTTTGCGTTAGATTGACCTGATGGGCTAATAAATGTATGTGTTGCGTCATCATACCCAAAATCTGAACTAAAAGTCGTATTTGATAGTGGTACATTAGCCCAAGAAGTTGTAACTGAAACAGTAGGGTCGCCTGTTTGATAAAACCCAACTCCTGAAGTGTCTATTGAATTAGGGTTCTCATCATCACCCCAATTAAAGTCCATATAAAGCTTGTCAAAATCAAAACTCCCTCCTGTTGCAATAGAAGTATTAAAAAAATCACTTTCATAAGTAAAAGGAATTTCATCAAATATTCTATCAATTAGATACTTAATATTTATCCAAGGTCTAAAAGCACTTTCTAAATTAGGCAATACAGGAAACCCTGTGGAAGGGTCTACTGTGTACTTATGCGACCAATCTACAAAAGGGAATTTTAGAGTATTATTATCATCTCTGAACCCTGAAGCATTAGCGCTTACAAATGTAGGACCTGTTCCTGCATTATTCCAACTGTTTTTTATATTTGTTTTGGTATAAGCAACTTCTAATTCAACAAAAGAAATGTCTGCTAAAGTTTTAGTTTCTAAAATATCTTTTAAAGCTACAACTTCAGAATAAAGATTTACATTGTAACTTATTTCACCTTCTTTGTCTGATATGTCTATAAGTCTAAGATATCCTTCAAATAATAAAAAGCCATCTTGTTTTAATACACACTGTGTCTTTACATAAGGGTTAAAGTTAAGTCCTGTATCTGTTCTTGTTACCTCAAAAATATTATCAAAGATTAAATTGTTTCTTTTTGTTGCAGGAAGATTAAAAGCCTTTGAATAAGACTGAACTTTCTCAGCTACATTTTTAAAGTCATCAACACTTAATGTTAGAGGTATGTCTTCATCTTCATATAGGTCGCAAATAACTTGTCCGTCTGCAACATCGGTATATACTAGATTTTGAGGGTTAAGAGTATCTACTATTTTAACACTATCAACTAGACAGCTTTTACCATATTCAGAACCATCCCAATCAAAAGCTACAGTAACACCACCACCTGTATAAGTAAAGTTTTCTGTCATAGTTCCAACAGCAGGAGACCAATATTGGCTCTGAAATTCAAATCCTGTATCATCATACATCTTAAACCAAAAATCTCCGTGGTCAGAAGTACCAAACTCTACTATAATAGTATAATTCACTCCTATTGTAAGGTTAGATAGTTTCTGATATATTCCTGAATGATTTGGGTCTGTTACATAAGCACCACTTAAATACACACTCCCACTTACTACTTGTGGAGCTGAAATATTATAATAATAAGGACCTCCTGATGTATGATATCTGTACCAAGTATTCGGAATAGTAGCAGGTTGATTAATTACCGCTTGTTGCTGAACATCAGTTTGAACACCATTATAACTCCATAAAGAAGTTGAGTTTAAACCTGTAAATGCTCCACCGTTTACAATATAATTTATAGTAATAGGGTAAGATGTAGAGTTATAAACTCCATCATAACTTTGTGGGTAAACTATTAATTGTACGCTCATTATACTGATTGTGTTCTTAGTGTTTTACTTTTCTCTACTTCAAATGAATATTGAATAAGCCTATCATTAGCTACTGTCTTTCTTGTAAAACTTGAAGTCGTAAGTCTTACAGGTGTTACATAAGTATTCAGTAAAGCAGCAGAATTATCAGATTGAAAACCATCTAAGATATATACTTCAGGACTGTTTATTAATTCCTCAAACATTGTATTGTATTCTTCACTTACAAAGTCTGTATTCATTTTTATTTTCTCAGTAGCATTAACTCTAAAAGATTTTTTACCACCTTTATAACTGTCTAGTCTATAAGTACTTTCATTCCAAGTTCCTGCTAGTTGATTGTATGTAGAACCTTTAGTTGATATACTTCTTGTAGACTTCTTGTTGAATGTAAAGTAATCCCACACTCCAAATTGATTTAACCAAGCAAGCCTGATAGGTTCATAACCTTTACCATCAGGACAATTTACATTTATTCTATAATCTTGTGCTTTCTGAGAGCCTGCGTCATTAATACGAATTATATAATGACCACCCTGAATTGTTCCTGCTGCAATCAATCCTGCAAACATTGTAGTTCCATCACCTTGCAAATTAGCAGGGAAACAACCGAAATATAATAACTGATAACTAGCGTGTGAATTAAATGTACCAAAAGCACCATTAGCCCAAGTTCTCATTATAGACTCAGCATTAAGATAACTTCCATCACTGTCATAATACCATAAGTCAATTCTGTCTATTTGATAACTTGCTCCATATGTTTCAGGATATATAAAAGCAAGTGTTCCGTAATCTTCTAAGTTTGCTGATTGAGTAGTAGGTGCATTTGTTAGAAACTTTTTTGTATTGCTATCTAATAAAAAATTGGTTCTCCAATTCCACCCAAAATTCTGATTTGCATTTCCACCATATTCTAACAAGTCTGTTTCTTTTAAGTACCCATTGAAAAGAGTAAAAGTTCCTGTATTTACTTCTTGACCACACGCTTCCCTAACAACATTATCATTTTGTTCATTATTACAATTAGTTGCTCCTAAATATTCTATTTTGAATTGAATTGCTAGGTATCTGACATTGTTAGTATTCCTAGAATATTTATCAATCATATGAATAGGGAATGGTACATCATCAGCAGGAATGTCTTTATATTCAGCAGGGTCTAAACTCATATTATCTGCTTTGACATAATTTTCAACAACATTACTTATGTTAAATATCCCAACTCCTTTATTATTAGGTGTAGTCTTGAATGTTCCTATTAAATCATTATTAGTTGAAACATTTGGTGGTGTTCCTGAGCTTATATGAACCTCTGCAACAAACTTTACTCTTAATTGTTGAGCTACAACATCTATATTTGAAACTGCAAAAATTGTGTCTTGTCCTACAGGGAGTAATTCAAACTGAGGACTTTGTTCTAGTATATTTGGCATAATTTATTTTACTGTTGTTAATCCGTTAATGATATCATCTTTTACTGCTCCTAACATTTCTTTTGGAAAATCTTGCATAGCTAATTGTAAAGGTCTTTGGAAGAAGCTAATACCTTTTATTCCTTTACTATAAATACTTCTAGCTATAATATATCCCATACTTTTATGACTCATATATTTCCCTGTTTCTTTATCTCTCCATTGGAAGCCTTTTCTTTTTGCCCACTTAGCCATAATTCCTGACATTCCTCCTTTTGATTTACCTACTCTTGAAGAACCTGTACCAAACTTATAAGGACTTGTAATTACTTTACCTTCATAATTTTTAAAGCTTCTTGTCTTATTAGTTCCTGAAACTCCCTTATCTACAAAAGTACCATAGTTATCCATAAAGAATTGAACACTAAAACCTTGAGCAGTAGTTGTTACTTTAAAACTAATTGAATTATATAAATCTTTAGTATCATTCTTTTTGGCTTTAGTTAAGTTAGTTCTTGCTTGTTGAACTACATACTTACCAAAGCTGTTAAGGTATCTTTCAAGAGCTTCCGTTTTCATTACTCAGCTACTCCTACAAATAATTCAACTCTAGGATTGTAAGATGTTCCTTCAGGTCTTACTTGTAATGAAGCTATATTTTCAAGCGTTCCAAATGAAGGAGTTGTGTCTTCTTCTGCTAAAAGAACTGCTTCACCACCTGCTAAGATATGTGAAGTTAAAGGATTTAATCTAACTGTATAGTTAGTAGCTGTTCCTACAACTGCAAGTTCTAGTGTTCCGTTTTCATCTAAGTTAGTTACTCTTATATACTTAGACCTAGTAACATCAATTGCTCCTGCTGATGTATAAGGTTCTGCTGCAAATGTTGCTATTGTTGTAGTTTGTGAATGATTACAAGTAACTATTCTTTCCATTACATCACCTATTCCTGTGGTTGTAATTGTGTTTGTTGTTCCTCTGACAGCTCCATTTAAGGTAACTCCTTCAGAAATTGTTGTGATTAAGTTTGCCATTTTATTTTTATAATTTTATTGTTATTTTAAATTTTTTCCACCCTATTTGAACTATTAGTCTTCCTATTTTAAACTTGAACATTAGTAACCTGCACCTCTAAGATTTGCAGGAATATCACAAGTCTGAAAGTCATTCTGAACTAATACTCCTAAGTTAAATACATACCCACAACACAAATTGTCAAAGCGTTCTTGAAAAGGCTCAATAGTGAATTGGTCTTGCGTAAAATAGATAGGTTCGTTTATGTCATTCACTCCTGCTATTGATTGCCCTGAACTATGTCTAAGCATTCCTATTAAGTCTGTGCATATTTCTAAAGTCTGATTAAATACTTCCTGTTCATTATTCTCAGTATTTACAAGCTTAGTTAATTCCGAGTGTTGTTTCGTTTGCCAATCTGATTTTTCAGAAACCATATCCATAATAAACACTTGAAAGTTGTATGTCAATTGACTATCACCTGTTGTAACTGATGTTGGGTTTATATGCATTAAAGGGAACTTCTCCATCTTCTCAAGATTGAGGTCATACACATCACCTACTGAAGTTGTGCTTATTTGTTCGTGATACTCGCCTAGTCTTAGTAAAGTGTTTACTACATTATTATAAGTCTTGTTATTAACCATTTCTTTTTACTTTATTTTGTGAGTTTAAGTCTGTTTCATAACTTAACCAAGTCAAGCACTCTAACAACCCTAAATTCGTTATTCTTTCTAAGTTTACTATTTCACCATTTGTCAATCTATACATAACACCAAACCAACCCCACTTCTCTGCAAAGCTTTCAGAAGCTATTGCGTCTTCATTTCCTTCAGCTGCTCCATCAAATACAATGGCAAAATCTCTGATAATTCTTTCCCTAAAGTGTAAAAAAAAACCAATGCACTTTGCACTTGTTGAGCTGACATCTTTTTCATTTCTTCTGTCCTAAGCCGAATATCTCCATCATAAGCGTCAATAATATAAATGTCATTCTTCTTTTCTTTTACAGGTCTATAAAGAACAGCACATATTTCAGGTAAATGCTTTTCAATTCCACCCTTAATAAATGTCTCCAAGTCTGCATACTCTCCTAAAGTTATACTATCCAAATCAGGGTGAAACCCGTACTCAATACCATCTATTTCAATTATCCTTTTTAGCTTTGTATCTTGCTTATTCTGTAGCTCTGCAATCCTGCTCATTATAACTGCTACATCTGACAAAGCTAATTCCTTTACTAACTGCTTAGGAATGTTAGATAACGCTGCTATTGTTTCCTCTGCTTCTTCAGTCTTACTACCTGTTTCAAAATCAATAAGTTGCAACCATTTTTCAAGAGTTACATCTTCCCAACTACTAATCAATTTGAACTCTTTTACTTTACCTTCCTTTTTGACTTTTACTTTCATCTGTTATATAATAGAAATTTGTTGTTTTTAGTTTACTGCACATAATACTTCCCTGCGTTTGGATTGTCTAGGTGGTAAATAACATTATACCTTATACCATCAATTGCGTGATTATAGTTATCTACATAAAGCTTAGAACCTTTGTCAGCATAGATGTAATTGTTTAGCTCTTTAGCTATGTTCGTACTTTCAGGAGTTATGATTAATTCATAGTCTTGCATACGAGTTATTCCACTTTCAATAGTTCCTTTCTTAACAGGTTTGATGTTTACTCCTAAATGTCTAAGGTCTGCTATTAGTCTTGGTTCTGCACTATCGGCTATGATAAGTTTGTTATCTACTTTGTCTAATATGATTTTAGCTAATTCATTTGACTTAATACCATTCTTATAGATATGTTCTTTTAAATATATCTTACGCTTTCTTTTATCAATAGCTACTTCAGTAAGACTATCAGGGTCTACACTAAAACCAAAGTCCATTCCACAGGAAGTCTGAAGTCCATCAGGATTAAATTCTCCTATGCTCCAATTCTCAAAGACTACTCCTTCTGCTTTGTCTAGCCACCCACCTAAGATTTTGTGTTGATACTTTTTAAAGTTCCTATGCTTTATAGTCTTAATACGCTCTAAGAAGCTCTGTGAGAGGTTATCTTCATTGTCTAGGTATGTACTATGGATATAGCATACATTGTCTTTAAAGCCGTTAAAACCTGCTTCAACTCCTTTGTCCTCAAAGAACCTTTTATATATCCAATGCTCTTTAGTAACAGGATTAAGTATAAGTATAATTCTATTCTGTATTCCTTTTTCTCTAATACTCAAGTCAATAGTGTCAAAGATATCTTCATCAATAAGTTCTTCAGCTTCATCTAACACCCAAGTGCTTATTCCTTGTAAGGATTTTAGACTTGCTGTTTGATTTCCTGCTGATGTCTTGATACCTCTAAATAAAATATCTGACTTGTTTCCTAAATTGACTACTTCGGCTTTATTTACACTAAAGATGTTTTCAAAACCTAATAGACTTATCTTTTCTAAAAACTCAGGTATAATTGATAAGTGAGCCGATACCATTGTAAATCTTGTAAACAATACTCTTATGTTCTTAGACATAGTAAGTAAAGTCAAAAAGACTGTAACAGCAAAAGACTTACCTGAACCCCTACCACCTGTGATAATGAAGTATCTAGCGTCAGAATTAAATAGAGGGTTATATTTATTACTCAGTATCAGTGTCTACAAATGTTATTAAAGGTACATTAAGACTTTCATCATTTGTTGTAACATCTACCCTTTGTTGAGGTTTACCATAGAAGTATTCAAAGAACAGCTTGACAGCCCATTGTTCTTTTTTGTCAATACCGCTTTCTAAAGACTTTAAAGCCTTCTCATTCATTGGTGTTAAGTTCTCTATTAACTTTTGTTCTGCTGCTTTGCTTTTGCGTCCTGCACCTTTCCTTGCACCGCCATTGTTTATTCGTTTATCCATAATTGAAATAGATTGATTATTCAATCCTTAGTATATAATAGAAATTATTCATATTCATTTGGAAGCATTAGTCTGATACCCAATTCACTTAATGCCCATATCCTTATTTGGTCTGCATATACTTCAAAGTCTTTAGTGTTCATTCTTGCTGAACTATTGATAACTTGAAGTCCTACTTGTTTGTCGTTTATCTCTATGCTTTGCCATTCACTAGCAAACTTTACTTTTAGACAATCGTGCATTTCGTCAGGGAAGTAACCAAGCTCTGAAGCTAACGGTTGTACTATACAAGCCCAATAGTAATTGTTCTGCATATTGCTTCTATTGTTTCTTTGTTTCTTAACATCTACTATGTAATCGTTCTCTAATTCCTTTAGATAGTTTATTAGACTTTGCTTATCTTGATTGTTCTTTATTACAAACTTCATTACTTAGTCTTGCTTCTTATCTTTTCTGTTGCTCCTTCCCAAAGCTTATCTCGTTTCATAGTTAGAGTAGGTTCTGTTCTTTTAAGACTTGGCATTCCTTCAGTTGGTTCGCTATCCATATACTTACCACATTCACAGAGTGCTTCCTTAGTTACCCATTTACCATCTCTTAGGACTATTGTAGCTTTCCCTATTTCCATAGTGTTTCCACATTCACAACTATATAGTGTCATTATGTAATCTGTCTAGTTCAAAGTGTAGGTGATTAATTGCTTTTCTAATATCTTCAACTCCTTTATCATTGTGTTTGTTCTTACTTCTCAAAAGATAAGTTACGGCTGTTCCTATATTGTAGCTGAGGTCAAAGTTGCTTACAACATCTTTAGCCATATAGCCGTTCTTTCCTTTATAGTAATCAGGTACTTCTTGTAATTCAATTGGTGGCATATTTTCTAGGTTTTTAATTAGTTTCTCGTTTTGTGTCATTTGTTAATAGTTTAAGTAATTGATGTGGTGTGTATATTCTACTATCACCTGCGTAGTTTTCAAAGATACAGGTAAAGTTATCTTTCTCCCAAGTCCAAAGACTCCTAACATTCTTTTTAATGTGGCTGTTCAATACCCACTTAATTGTTTTATAAGTTCTTTCCATATCTATTGTTTTAGTTTATGAATACACTAAGGGTTCAGTAAAAAAATAAAGAAATAACCGCATTGTTATTTTATTAAGTTTAGCCCTTAGCATATTCTTTATATAGTTTTTTTATTCCATCAAAGCAAGTTGAAATACACGAACCACAATTTGTTCTTACTCCATAGTTAGTATTGTAAATTGTATTGTATGTTTCAATCATTCTCTTTTTTGCTGCTTGGTCTTTTGCTCTACCTGTTTTTAAGTCTTCCCACATATCTAATATTTCATCTACTATTTCCTGTGGCAAAGTATCAGGAGTTTCTACTTCTGTTGTTTTATCCCAATACTTTTGAGGACAAGCTATAGGTGCTATTCGTGCTTTGACTTTCATAAAGCATTTACAAATGGAGCAATTTCCTAACAAAGATTTATAGTAAACACACCCCTTACAAATAGACATTCTATCTTCATAGACTTCATTAGGCACAAAGAACTTATTCATTCAATGCCTTTTTAATTATTTCCCTTACCTTATCTATTGTAGTAAATAAACTGTTTCTACTTATACCTGTTTTCTTTGCGAGTGAGTCAAGTGTTTCACCTGAGTAATATAACTCAAATATCTTTTTATCGTACCAAGTTTGCTTATCTAATTCTTTATCTATTTCTTCAAGCTTTTCCCATTTGTAATTGTTTTCTGTTTCTTCAGGTAAGTTATAGATACTTTTATGAAAAGCGTTCTGACTACAGCTTGACATATATACCCCTGCTAAATTTGTGTAGTATTTTTTATACTTATAATAGAAAGGACTTCTTACACTTGTCAAGCTTCTTTTTAATACAACTGCTCCATATCCTTTTATTCCTTTTAAACCATCTTTTTCGTAAATGTCTTTTAAAGTCTGAGGGTTCATTTGTAGAAAATAAATCATAAGTTCCTGAACAGCGTCATTAATAGCTTCTTCATCTTGCGTTATACCATAACACATCTTCCTAAAGAAAGAACTTAGCTTTGATATTTCTGCATATATCTCAGTCATTTATTTGTTCTAAAGCGTCAATTTTATCTGTTACATCATAAACCATTTCATCAAGGACAGTTTTATATGCTCTTATTGTAGCTGAGTTACTTTTTGTTTCAAGCCCTGCAAAGAAACCATTTGTAGCAACTGATAAATTAATAGGAATAATCATAAGCCAATCGTACCAATTGTTTTCTTTAACTCCTTTGCCATAATTATTATGATATTCAACTATGATTTCAACTACATCTAAATAGTTATTGTATTTTGATTTGGTGCTTACTTCTTTTGAGAACTCTGTACACATTAAAATATAAGTATCTAATATGTTTCTATGTTCCTCACTTGCATATATCGGTTCTATCATACGCCAAACTTAATAAAAAAGTTTACTCAATTCCCTTTTCTTTTTTTAACTTATCAACAAGTGATTTGTAATAACTTATCTTTTCTTCATATTCAACACGACTTATCTTTAAAGTTGTTCTAGCTAAAAATTGTAATTCCTCAGCTTTTCCTTCTCCATACTTCCCATCTAAGGCTAGACTGAACTTGTACTGTTCTCCCCAAGCATAGACATTACACTTAACACATTGCACTTGACAATTCTCCTCATCAAATCTTGTAGACAAATGTTTCCTAGACTGAAAGTGACCATTTTGCATACCGTCCTTATAGTGTTTTACCACATTACAAGTTATGCACTGACAATAACCAAATTCGTTTGCTCCTCTAAGTCTTATGTAAAGACTGAACCACTTGTCAAGTTCTTTTTTTAATTTACTGACTGTCTTCTTCAATTCTTATTAAGTTTTTAATTAATACTTTAACGAGTTGTTCTTGGTCAAAGGTGCTTCCTTCCCTAACTTTCCTGCCACCATAATAAAAGATACCTCTCAAGTTATTTATTCTTTCATAGACAATAGCATTATTAAAAGCCCATATAATAGCTACAGGTTTGCCGCTATTGACTTGAAGCTGTTGCGCTCTGACCAACTTTCTCATTGCTACAACTACATCTTGTCCGTCCTCTATATTTTTATGAACTCCTTTAACTTCAGCAAATCCTGTTATCTTTCCTTTATTATAAAGAACTGCATCAATGTGAGCATACTCCTTATGTGAACCAAAAGTCAAATCAAAGTGATTGCAAAACTGAGTTAAAGCTTTGTTCTGTCTTTCTCTATGTGCTTTTCTTTCAAATTTCATCTTCAAACTTAGAACA